GAAGGTAATATGAAGTGGGGATCAGAAGTAACTTACAAGTATATTAGAATGGGCGAATAGCTCAGCGGTAGAGCTACTCGTTTACACCGAGTCGGTCGGGGGTTCGATCCCCTCTTCGCCCATTGTCACTTTTATTATGGCAAAACCTACTAAAGAAGATATTTTCAATCTTCTATACGACAACTATTCTGATTATCACACCCTACCCCATTATGGTTTAATACCTGATTGGTATATACGATACTGGGAATTGCACAATATTGTTCTTGATTATCTCGAAGGAGACTCTGATGAAACTGCGTAACGTAATCCTCTCTGGTTTAATGTTTGGTTTGGCACATGGAGTGCAAGCAGGAGAGGATAAGATCACTAAGGGATATAATTCTAATGACTCCATGGGATGCATGATGCTTCGAGAGTGTAAGAAAGATGTTGATGAAGTATATTCTCTTCTTGATATCTCTTCACAGTATCCTAACACTGAAGAATTTACACCACAGGCAGAAGAGTTTAATAAACTGTTGATGACACTGAATCAAATTGGTGTTAAAGTATACCTTGCTGATCAACGATATTTTCCTATTGGGCACCGTGGTGTCTATCATACTGTCAGTAATAATTTCTATCTAAATAAAGATTGGATGGGAGATCCTGCTGTCCTGATGCAACTTATGCGTCATGAAGGATGGCATGCTGCACAGGATTGTATGGCAGGTACTATTGATAATAGTATGATCGCTATCATCAAACCCGAAGAAGATGTGCCTATGTTGTGGCGTGTCATGGCGGAACGCACTTATCCTAAAGGTGCAGTGCCATGGGAAGCAGAAGCACAATGGGCAGGTCGTACAAAGGGTATGACCCAAGCAGCACTTGAAGCATGTGCTACTGGTGCTATGTGGGAGGTGTATGATCCTACACCCTTAACTCGTAAATGGTTAGAACAGAATGGTTATCTTCCGTAAGAATCGCTATGAATTAGCGAAGCAAATAACATGGCATGATGTTATTCGCAAAATGGAGAATGAATTTGAACTTGATACATGTAGTGTTCATGGATTAGTTAATCTTCATGGACATACAATATCAATACCAACTATTGTCCTTCATAATGAAAATCAAACTAAGACTATATTTGATGCAGTAAAAGAGATTGAGAAAGAGTGGACAACAACCAGTTGTCATTTGTATACATCTTTTGCTAAAGGTGCTGCAACATTTGGTCGTCACAATGATGAGGTAAATGTTTTAATCGTCGGTGCTATTGGAAAGGTATCATATAAGTTTGATGATGGTACAATACATATTGTAGAACCAGGCGATGCTTTGTATATACCTGCTGGTGTATATCACGATCCCGATGTTCTCTCTGCTAGAGTAACTTTGAGTATCTCTACACAACAAACCCCTGAAATATTATGAGTAACGCAAGAGATTATCTCTTCAAGATTCCTTTTAGACAGTATAGTCTAGATAACTGGCAGGCAAAGAAGGAAGCAATTATGAAAGCACTTCCTTTGGATAAGTATACCGACTTTTATGATAACGGTGGTATCCCTGAATATATGCCTGTAATCTCAGATTGCATTGATACTGAGATGAGAGATTTCTCTCAAACTTATCCTTGTCCTGTAATGATCACTGCACTTTGGTTTGAATTATCAAAACCAGGCGATTATCATGGACCACATAATCACGGTGCTACAGGATACTCTGCTATTCTGTACGTTGACTATGATGCAGGAGAACATGAAGCAACTAAGTTTCATTGTCCTTTCTTAGAAGCTGCTACGGGTGAAAATCTGAAATATCAACCTGTTGTTAGAGAGGGAGATCTAATTGTATTCCCATCTAGTATTTTACATGAGGCACCCATAAATACAGGTAAGAAAAATAGATTGATTGTATCTTTCAACATCATGGGTGAAGATGTTGCTAGAAGTTATCAGGCGGGTCTCAAATCATCTCCTTTAACGAGACGCGACTTTGACCTATATAATTCTGGTTTCGGCAACTCCGATAAATAGTCAAAATACAAATTGATAGATGCAAACTATTGACGGTATTATTAATGAACCTACAGTAAATTTCGTCGGTAAAGACGGATTTTTCTGGTGGGTTGGTGAGGTTGAAGATAACGAAGACCCGATGAGATTGGGTCGCGTCAAAGTGCGTGTTCTTGGATACTACACTAATGTTCGTGGTAGCACTACGAATGATTTGCCAACGGATTATCTTCCTTGGGCAACTGTTCTTCAGCATACTTGTCAACCTGGTAATGATGGACAAGGTGAGAGTTCTGGTCAATTACAACCAGGCGCTATTGTTATGGGTTTCTTCATGGATGGAGAAGCAGCACAGATGCCTATCGTATTAGGTGTCATGCGTGTTAAGAAGTCTGCAGACACTCAGAAAGAAAAAGTATTTGCCTTCACAGGTGAAGCAATGGAACCTGGCATTGCTCCCAACGTTGCAACAGTTCATCCGATGAACCCTAATGCAACTATGGCAACTACACAAGAAGAGGGTTTCTACAGACCAAAACAAGATAACACCGTTTCATTACCTGGTAAAGATCAGGATGGTAATCCCAATGAAACTGCTGGTGCTGGATCTCCTGCTAATGTAGGAAACTTATTGAATGGTAGTGGTGGTAATCCCAACAAACCTAGACAACCAGAAAAACCAATTCCTGCTGCTAATGGTGTTGCTGGACCATGGAAGACACTAGAGTATGAGTTATCATATCTCTTAGAAGATCTTGCTGACCATGCTGGATCACTAATTAAAGCAGAAGATGGTGACTTCCTTGATATTGTCACAGGTAAACTTGTTAGTGCAAAGGCATTGACTGCAAAGATTCAGAACTTCTTGAGTGCGGTATTTGCTCAGGTTGTATCTGCGATGCGACAATCTTTAGCAAACCTTGCAGAACAGTTAGAACTTGTCAATATTCTTGGTGGTGCAACTGGTGCTCCTTTCGTGGTCTTCACGGTAATTCAACAGGCAGTTACGACGATCCTTAAATCTCTCTGCATGATCGACAATCAACTGTTGGGTTTCATTGCAGATCCTGTTGGTTCAATCGTAGGTTTACTTGAAGGTGTACTCGACGGTTTGATTGATAAAGCAACCTTTGTTATGCAGGGTGTACAAACTGCTATCGATAGAGTTATTTGTCAGGTTCAAGGTCTTCTCGATACAGTTCTTGGTGTGGTTGATACTGTAAAAGGTATCGTCGATGGTGTTGGTAAAGCAAAAGAAATCATCGATGCATGGCAAGCAGGTAGTGAAATCTTTGAAGCAGGTACAGACCTATTCACAAAGGGTATTACTTCAATCACTGGTTTGATTGCTATGTTCATTAAGTTCATTGGCAGTGGTTGTGGTCGTAGTGCTGATGGTGGTAAAGATACTGTAGGTTGGTATCCTTTATTTGGTGTTACTCATTGTACTCCTGAAGAATTAGAAGAAATTAATAAGATACGAGGTAAATCTAGAGGTGACTGTGGAGGAGACAGTAGAGCAGGTGGTCTTTTAGATAGCATCTTTAATGATGCAGATCCTTATCTGACTGCTGCAAAAACTTTCTTAGATGGATCTTATGAGATGTTTGTCGGTACACCTGGCAGACAAGCAAGTATTCATAAAAATGCCAGTGGTACTACTCATACATCTGTTAAATTAAATCAGAGTTTGTATGCAGAGTATGTTGCTCGTAAAAAAATTCGTGAAGAAAGTCCAAATCTGACACCTGAACAGATTGAAGATAAGGTAAAAAAATATACTAAGACACAAAATAATCAAAAAGGTGATGATGGTGCTTTAGTTGCAGATCATACATCATATGCTGGTAACCGTACAGAGGAGACACATGGTGACAATTGTTCTACCGTAGATGGTGATGTTGTCAGAAACATTAAAGGTGATTACTTCCTGAAAGTTACTGGAGATTGTCACATTGAAGTTGGTGGTGGTTTCTTCTTAGGTGCTGAAGGTGCTCCTAAAGTTGTTGATAAAAAAGGTGAGAAGAAAAACAGTAAAGTTCAGAAGCATACTATCAGATTTGGTTCTGATGTTGACATAAACACAGTTGGTGCTAAGTTTGAATTGCAGGGTGCTGAAGCAAATATTGCATCTACATCTA